ATGTGGCAACTGCAAAACTTATCTGGTGGGTTTTAATTGGAGTGATGCTCTGTGTTGTTGTTGGCGCAACCTCAATGGCTTATGTGGAGACTCTTTACATGAAAGCACAACTCAAGCGTGAGATAAAAGAATTGCGTAAATTGAAACAAGAACTGAAAGAAACCAAATGAAGTATGTCTTGTTGCTGTTATTGCTAGTGGGATGCGATGACCGCTATCGGTATTATTGCCAAGACCCAAAGCACTTTTCTGCCAAACGCTGTCAACGTCCTGACTGCCAATTCACCCAAGACTGTCCTGATTACCTCGTAGCACCTATATTGGAGAAACAAGTTGTCCAACCCTCACAAATTCCAAGTCAATCGGCTTCTGACCCAAGAGGAAATTGAGATACGAGTTTGGGCTTGCGTAGTCCTAATCGTAACAATCATCCTTGCTGGCATAGTGATTTTTATGCTCTACAGCTTGGCTTTCGTTGTGCAGCCAATCAAGAGCATGGCACCCATTGATCAGGCGTTTGCCAAGATGCTCAATGACATCGTGTTATTGATAGTTGGCGGCATTGGTGGGGTGATGAGTCGCAAGGGCGTTCAGACTGTGGCCGAGAAGATGGCAACGCCTACAACGCCACCTCCAACGCCTCCTAGCACTCCTCCACCAGCCCCGTCAGCTAACACCTCAACTTGGACATCTCCATCTGGTGCATTGCCTGCATGGATAAACCCTGTCTTGGATGAAGAGTGGCGGGCACCACCACCCCCAACTACTCCACCAGACTATGTTGATCCTGCCAAGGAAGAAATAGCCAATGAACGGGCTTTAGCAAAGGCTGAACAATGATTCCTAATCCTTGGGTTATCTTGGGTGCTATTTTTGTAGCTGTCAGCGTTTATTTCTATGGCCACCATAGAGGTTGGGATGAGCGTGATGCTGAGATGCAAGCAGAGATTGCCATCAAGAATGAAGAATCCAGAACCAAAGAGCAAGAACTTGCCAAACAACTAAATGAACAATCATCAAAACTTTTGGAGGCCAACAATGCCATATCTGAAAAACAGTCTTCTCTTGATCGTGCTATCCGTGCTGGTCGGGTGCGCCTCCCGTCCGCAAGTTGCGTACAAACCAATGGAAATCCCCCCGCTGCCAGCGGAAATAGCAACCAAGCGGCAAGCGAATCTGACACAGAGACTCTCCGACTTATTGCTCAAATCGCCGCAGACGGAGACAGGGCAATCAACCAACTCAACGCCTGCATCGATGCCTACCAAGCAGTAATGGAGAAATCAAATGGTAAACGCTGACCAATTAGTAAAACTACACATTGATCCTAGTTTGGAAAGTGTTTTTAAAGAGACATTCCAAAAGTGGAATATAACCACACTCAGACAGCGGGCGGCTTTCATTGCTCAATGCGGGCATGAGTGCAACAACTTCAAAACCCTTGAAGAAAACTTGATGTATCGGGCTGAAACATTACTCAAGTTGTTTCCCAAAACGCCAAAAAGGGCATGGGGATTTACGCCTGAAGAAGCCAAAGCATACGAAAGACAGCCTAAACGCATTGCCAATAGGATTTACGGCAATCGCATGGGAAACAGGGATGAATCCTCTGGTGACGGATATCGGTTTCGTGGATCAGGTTGGTTACAGTTGACGGGACACGATAATTTCTACCACGCAGGCAAGGCTTGTGGCGTTGACTTTGTAATGCAACCAGACCTAGTGAGAACTGCCCAATATGCTGCTATAAGTGCTGGCTGGTATTGGGCAACCCATAACTGCAATCAAATCGCTGAGTCTGGAGATTGGTTAGCCTTAACCAAACGGATAAATGGCGGGACTATCGGGTATGAAGATAGGGTCAAGCACACAAACCACGCGCTTGAGGTCTTGGGCTAGTCTTTGTCTTTTTCCCACCCAAGGTAAAAGACTGCCACAAGAACTGAAACGCCTATGCAGACTCCTAATAGGAGTACAACAATTAAGGTAAGGATGTTTTCAATCATTTGATCTTGCTCCTAATTAAGTCTTCCAAACACTTCATCAAAGTGAATACCGCACTCAGGAATGAGGGTGCCAACATACCAAGAATAAAAAGCGTGACATCATACATATCTTGTCTCCAAATACATTTCGTGGAATGCCCACACAACCAGCCAATCCCACATTAGATTAGGGCAGTTCCCGTCATGGTAGTACTTTGCCATTTTTAGACAATAGTCTTTAGTTGGTGCTGGTTTCATACTTTGCCTCCAGTTCAGTAACCCTGTCAGACAGTACACGAACCAACTCGGTCAATACTGTTACTTCAGCAACTAGCTTGGCCTCCTTACTAGGATGGCGAATTGCCTCTTTCCTGACAGAACTTTGCTCCATTGCGCTAAAGACTTCAGCTTCTTCTGGAGTCTCCGTAAGAATGCGTAATGGATATGTGATACCAATTGGTTTACGCATATCAACTCCAAATATATTTGCTAAACATATAAAAGAAGAACCACACTATGGCAATCAACGCACAAAGGATGGCGAAGTCGCTGATCTGCGGTTCACGATAAGCACCTGTGAAGATGTCTTCATTCACATAGTCTTTAGGCCATGCCTCTTGCATGGTGCGTGGAAACATTCGCACAGTTGGGTGGCTTTCTTCAACTTCTTCTTGCATCATTTTATTAAACTCCTGTAAGCGTTGATTGCGTCTTTCAGATCGTTTTGCAGCTGCTCAATATAGTCCTGTTGCTCTTGCATCTTAATATAAGACTCTTTGGCAAAGTTGGCTAGATTCTCTTGGCTCCATGACTCAAATGTTGGCATTGTTATCTCCAAAATCTTTTAAGGTTGTCGGTTGAAAATGTCTTTTGGTACTCAGTTTCTTTGGGAGTAGTTAGCCTGTTTTTCTGAGGCACAACTCCTGTGAACACTTCTTCTTTTGTTTTGAATATACAGAAACAAAGTTTGCAGTATCTGCGGCGATAAGTGAATTCTTCATTCTGGATTGTTTCGGTGATTGCGATCTTGTCACCCTCGCACTTAGGACACTTCAAAATGGCACCCCGTCCCAAACCCAAGATGAACAGTCAACAAGACCAGTAATCCAATCATCTGGTGGAGGCGCATCAAACTCTTGGCACTTGCTGAAACTGAGTTTGGTGCAACTTTGGCAGTTGACAGGAATAATGTTTATCTGTGCCAATTGCTTCTTTAAATGCATTTTGATGGCGTTTAGTTCAACTAAATTCATAATCTCTCACTTCCGTATATTTTCCGTTTTGGCGAGTTGCAATGCGGGATGGTTTTTTAATGCAGTTTGGATCGAAAAGCAAAGCATTGATTGCATACTCAACACTTGTTGGATAACTAAGCGAAGTATTTGGGGAACTGCGTCTAAGCCACCAAGCAACAGCCTTCTGTCCTGCGTAACCTGTATGGTCTAGGCAGACCCATTCTGAGGCAGTTTTCAAGATTCCAGAATAGTAGTCAACCCTCAGAGAGTCTGGCTTGCCTTCCTTCTTGTGGGCGTGATATTCCACCCTAGAGATGTCGTGCCAGACCACCACTTGTTTGGATTGGGCAGACAGGAGTGCTGCATAAGATAACTTGGCATCGAGGGGCTTAACCTCTTCCTCTCGGATGGTTGCGCCACAAGCTGTGCAAGTCAGGGCAGTTGCATGGTTGCGTTCACCACAGTTTGGGCAGATGCAGAATGGGGCTTCCTGATTACTGGTCATGCGTTTGGCTCTGCCAGTTACTGTGTCCACAGTACCCATCCTTGCAACTGTGTCGGTGAAGTCAAGAACTAAGCAATCTAGCTTGCCATCTGCAATGCGGGTGCCTCTGCCCATGCCTTGGACGTACAGAACAGGCGATTGCGTTGGCCTGCACCAGATGATGCAATCCACATCTGGCACATCAAAGCCAGTTGACAAAGCCAAGACAGTTACCAAGCAACGAATCTCACCATTGCGGAAATCCCTAATGAGGTTTTCCCTTATGAGTTTGGGTGTCTCGCCACAAACAACAGCTGCTGAAACACCAAGGGAATTTAGGCGATTACAGAGGCTGTCTGCGTTAATCACACTTGGTGTAAACGCAATCCATTTCTTGCGTTCTTGGGCGGTTTTAATCGATTCTGTGGCTACTTTGTCGAGGTATTTCTCAACCTCGATGGACAACTCACCAATCTTGTAATCTCCGTTGGAGATGCCAACATTACTGGCATCGATGCGGGTGACAACTCCATAAGGTGGCGGGACTAATGGCGCAATGAATCCTGCATCGAGCAACTCACGCATGGTGACTCGACTAGCAAAGCCTGTGAACAGCGGATCATCCCCATCTGTGAGCCAGACTCCATTACCCCTAAAGGGCGTGGCGGTCATGCCAACTGTGCGAAATTCGCACAGGTCTGACAGCTTGGCCAAGAATGTTCGGTACATCCCCTGCGCCTTGGTGTCCACCAGATGCGCCTCATCAATGATGACTGCCTTGATGTCTCCAAGTTTGTGGGCAGACTTAGCAATCGATCCTATGGTGGCCACAATGACATCTGCATCATGCTGTTTCTTGCCCAAACTCGCACTCACAAAGCCAACCTTAATGCTTGGCGGTAGCAAGGCTTGTAACTTCTCGGCGTTCTGCTCTGCGAGTTCCTTACTAGGCACCAGCACAACAGTTCGAGGGTGGAAGTCTGGCCATTGATCCCACATCTGGCGCACAACTTCAGCGCAGATGATGGATTTCCCTGCTGCCGTTGGTAGCACCAGCAAGGGAATGTCCGTCACCTCTTGGTGTTTTGTCCACCAATCAAACAGATCGCTGACTGTGCGGTTCTGATACTCACGCAGGATCATTTTTTCTGGCCTCAAGCATTGCGTCTGCCACTCTATAAGCATCAGCAGAAAGCTGATAAACATTGGGGTGCATCCCATTGTTCAGTAAGCCTTGCATTGCTTGTGCGGCGAAATAGTCTCTCAGGTTTATGTCTTGGATCGGTACTGTCATACAAATTTGCCTCCATGTTGCTTGCGTATTTCCAAGCATTGCTCGTCCACCAGAATAGTCTTGTCTGCACAGGCGTGGATTTCCTGACTAGTTAAGTGGTCTGGGTTCTTGCTGGGATCACCATTGGTAAAGCGTTTTCCGTCTGCCATTTGGTAGACAACACCATCTCCATCTGTGTCAATAGGGTGGGCAGTCTTAGCCAACAGAATTGGAATGATCCTGTGGTCTGCACAACCTTGTCGCTGGTCACTAACCGACAAATCCTTTTGGTGCGTTTGGCAACTCCATCTCGCCTCTCCATCCATTTCTGGGGTGGCATGGGCGCATGATCTGCAAGATGCGGCTGGTGTATCTGTGCCATGACAAATTGCGTGGTAGTCGCAGAACTTGCACTCATACCAACTAGGATCAGCAGAGACACCAACAGGAGGCTCGGCAGCTGTGATGACCGCAATGGCCTTGTCAATGATGGCTTGAGCCTCTTGCACGTCAAACTCGATTCGCTCTGTATAGATTTCATCGTTATCCTTGTTGACTACAAAGTACAAAGCTCGTTTGCAACCATCTTCACCAAACTCGTCTTGCGACCACTTCATGTATATTTGCATCTGCGCCCAATGTTCTGGCTTGGACTTCTTTACTCCATTTTTTTGCATATCCCGAAACATCTTGTCCGAGGCAGTCTTAATTTCCAAGATATGCGGTGACTTGGGTGCCTGTGGCAGACCCGTGATGATGCCATCACAGTTGCCTTGGAAGTGGCCACCAGAAGACTCTTCAACAAAAGACCATTGCTTGCCAGTAGCTGGATTGTTTTGGTAAACAGTACAACCAATGCTTGCCAAGTCTTGGTAGACCCTTGGCTCTTGCAAGTGGCCAGATTGGAACACTCGATACAAGCGGCCTGAGAACTGTGCAGCCTTAGACCAGCGGAAAGAATACCAATGCTGGCGCAAACAAGGCTTGCCAATGGCAGAGGCTCCAAGGTATGGACGCTGTAACTCAGAGCCATACTTTGCCTTGTAATAAGCAAAGATGGCATCTGATACAGGGTCAACTACCGCAGTTGGTAGTTGTGCCATATTACTTCTTAGCCCAAGCAGGGGCTTTGGCAGAAGGTGCAGCAGCTGGTGCAGTTGGTGTTACATCAGCAACTTGTGCTGAATGTGTGGGTGTAGCACCAGAGGCAGACTCATAACCTTTTATGTTATTGCTTTCCTGATACTTGCCATCAGCCTCACGGACTGTGACCTTGACTCGCACAGGCTTGAAGTGCAGCGCAGAAGTGTCTTCCAACTTGATGACATTCACGGCGTGGCAAAGGGCAGACAACTGCGCCTGTGCAATGCGTTGGGTAGTCTCGCTGGTGTGTTGGATGTTCAGGTTGTCCCAAACTCGGCGGCCTTTGTGCTGGCCATCAATGATCTCCAAGGTCAGCTTTAAACCTTGGCCATTGCCAGAGGCCAATGGGCGGATGTCAGACTCGGTGATGTGCGCCAGATAAGTGCCAGCGGGTAAGACTCCATTTGTTACCTGTGGAGCGACAGAAGATGCGTCAAAAGAAAAATTGGCCATTTTTTAGATTCCTAAAGTTAATAAAGTTACGGATTGAAAGATCAAGACTGTGCTTTTGTCAAAGCGTCTTGGAATACCGCCCAATCAAGCGGCATATTGGATAAGCCAAAGCGGTTGCCACCGCAATGGGCTGGGTGAGCCTCAACGTGCAAGATGCGTTCACCCGTTGTAGTTGCCTTGGTTTCTTTCTTGTTGAAACCAGCGTCTGTCTTACTGGTGTAGATGCGGTAGCCTGCATAGCCAATCACATCTGCCCATTCCTGCACCAGAGCAGCGGCTCGGTCATGCAGTTTTAGAACATGGGAGTCATAACCCTCAGTTAGCGGGTCTTCCACTCGTTTGATCTTGTCGTGGGCAATCAGGATGATTCCCATCTGCTTGGTGGATCGCAAGACTTCCAGACCAGTTAAGAGGTTGCGCCACTCTTCAGCGGCGGCAACATAGCCCTTCCCAAAGCCTGGCTGTTCGATGTTCTTCCACCCATTCTGCTTGCACACATGATCCTGCACCTGTGGCTCCAGCCAATCGAGCGAGTCAATGAACAGCGTCTTGAAGTCATGCTCATTGGTAATCAGAGTTTCAATAGCTGAGTAGACCTCTGCCAAACTAGATGCCAGCGGGAATGCGTTTGTGTCTACAGCGTCTGCACCATCCTCGGTCAAGATGCCAATGGCGTTGGGTGCGTGTGATGCAAAGGTGGTTTTGCCGATCTTGCCTGCGCCAACTAGGACTATCTTGGGCGCACGTACACGGCGGGTTTTGGTGATGGATTTGAGATCAAACATTTTTTTCTTTCAGGTTTACGGATGGTTTTGCGGGTTTTGAGGTGAAGAATTTGGCAGCTTCTGCATAAGCAGCAGCATCGAGGTCTTGCAATGCACGGAGTTGGCGAAGATCAACTTCTGGTTTCCAGCGAAATGCCTTTTGCACATTGGCACCAAGCAATTCAAACTCGGCAGACAAAGCCTCTGCATCGACTGTGCGAGTCAGTTTCCAATAGATGGAGAAATCCTCGTCATTGTGTGTGCCCTCGCCACCATCTGGCGTGACATAGAGGGCAAGAATCTTATTCTCAACATCTAAGCGGTTCTTCTTGGCCGTTTCTTCTGCCAGCTTTGCGGCTCTGAGTTCCGCAACAAGTTTAGTAATCATTTGAGTTTTCCTTTAAATCTTCAAGGGCGATTTCGCAAATGTGATCCACAAGGGATTGCATAAGCAAGTGGGCGATGTCAACGCCATTGGTGAAGGCGTTAACAAGGTTCATGCACTCGTCTATGTCGGGTGCGTCTGGGTAGTTTTCTTCTGCTGGCTCATACTCCAACTTGCATTGGAGTTCGACACCTTCAACCTCGCAGTTAAATTGATAGAGGTCTGGGGTCATGCTCTGATCCCCCAAGCGTTGTATAAAGGTTTGGCATCATAGACAGGTTGAATTTCAACTGCTGATTGAAAAGAGCCAGCGGTTCTGTGGGTGGGTCTGCCCCATGCGTCTTTAGCGTTGTGGTTGACCAGTTGGCCTCGGCGAACTGCCATGTATACGGCGTTGGGCGTAAAGCCTTCTGCCATGATTTCTTTGATCGTGCGTGGCTCGGCGCAGAACTCTTGCAGTCGAGTGATGTGGGTCATGCTGCCCACCATGCCACTAGGAGCCATGCAAAGCCAACAGCTACCAGCGTGGCGGCGAGGATGTCTTTGAGGGTTTGGTTCATTTCAATTGTCCTGTAAAGGTTGAAAGGGATGGGGCTTGCGCCCCGTGGGATTAATAATCTTGACCAGCCCGTGCGGGTTGTGCGCCTAAGAACTGTGGGTTAAATGGGGCATCATGTTTCCATGCCACCTCTTTCTTGGCATCGATGCGTTTGAATAAGTCTGCTTGTTTGCTGGTTTCGCACTTCACGCATTGATACTGATCTGCCTTGAACTCAGACCAATTACCTGACATTGGTGTGCGTAGAATGTTTCTGCCACAAGCGGTTTTGGATGTCATTCCAGAACCATATTTGTTTAAGTGCATTACTCTCATGCTGTTGCCTCTTTATTCAAGATGGCTAATACTTCTTTTGCGCTAGATGCCTCATAGTCACGGCAGACCGCAACCTCAACGCCGTTGTCGTACACCACAAGCCATGCACCTGATACTGTGCAATTAAGGCGTGGATTAAAGCGTTCCTTTTGGCAATAAATTTCTACAATTTTCATTTCGTTTCCTTTGTGTTGACCTTGCGGCGTGATGTGCAGAGAACCTATTTCCCTGCCCATGACCAGAATTCTAGCAAAAAACTAGAGGTTTCTAGCGGTTTGATAGAAATAATTGAAAATAATTGCTATCGGTATCCCTAATAGGGTTTGCACCTATATCAACAGAGTTCTATCTTTCTGCTAGACTCGCTCCCCTATGAACACACTTAATATCACTCCCGAAGAGAGGAGAGAACTGGCCGAGAAGGTTGGACTCTCAGAACAATATATCTACCAATGCCTGACAGGAAGGCGAGAAATGTCTGCTTGGCAGGCTGTCTGGGTTGAGCAAGAGTCTGGTGGCAAGATCACCAGAAAGATGCTCTGTCAGGGTAGTTGGCAGGCGATTTGGCCTGAACTGGTGGAGGCATGAATGAGTTGGCTTTATTCAGCGGCGCTGGTGGCGGAATACTTGGGGGAAAACTTCTCGGATGGCGAACAGTCTGCGCTGTCGAGTGGGAAGCCTATCCCGCAAGCGTATTGTGCGCCAGGCAAAATGACGGTCTTCTCGAAACTTTCCCGATTTGGGATGACGTTCAAACCTTTGACGGAAAACCTTGGAGAGGAATTGTTGATGTCGTATCTGGAGGCTTTCCATGCCAAGACATCTCAGCAGGAGGAAAGGGAGAAGGAATCGACGGAGAGCGATCTGGAATGTGGAGAGAAATGGTACGGGTCATTCACGAAGTACAACCCAGATTCGTCTTCGTGGAGAACTCACCAATGCTCACTTCTAGGGGACTTGGAAGAGTTCTCGGAGACTTGGCCTCAATGGGGTTTGATGCGAAATGGGGAGTGCTGGGAGCTTCCGATGTTGGCGCAAACCATCAGAGGGAAAGAATCTGGATCGTTGCAGAAAATGTATCCAACACCGACGGTGGCTTGTGTCGAGGGCGGGGAGCAGTCGGACAGGGTGGAGGAGACGCAATCAGGAGGTTACATCCTGAGAAAACTCAACAAACCGAATATGACTTATGGTGCGAAGCTTTCGGACGCGATCCTGTACGAAGAGAAAAAGAAAAACAAAGCAGTTGGTGGAAAGTTGAGTCCAACTTGGACCGAGTGGTTGATGGGATGGCCTCTAGGGTGGACAGACTTAAAGCCATTGGAAATGGACAAGTCCCACTTTGTGCAGCCACAGCGTGGCGAATTCTTAGCGAAAGAAACTGATGAGTAACTTAACAAGCATTTTCCCCAACGGCTTTGCCGTTGCTACTGAGAGCCAAGACCTCATTGATCCCATTACGGCGTTTACCAGACATTGTGAGGCGCAAGGGCTGTTGATTAAAGACTTGATACCAGATGGGCAGATTCACAGGGTGGCCCACATCTCTTCCAAGAAGGGTGCAGTTGATGGTTGGTACATCCTTCATACTGGTGGAAAGATTCCAGTTGGTGTTTGTGGCTGTTGGAAGGAGCCTAGCTTTGAGTCCAAGTGGGTGGCAGATACTGGTAGAGCCATGACCTTCTCAGAGAGGTTAGAGCATGACAAGTTGATCGCTGAGATCAGAGCCAAGAGGGAGGCTGAAAGGTTGGCAACTCAGGCAGAGGTTGCGACACAAGCAGAGGATGAGGTTTCAACTTATGCTGATGCGTCAGCAGACCATCCTTATTTGGTGAGGAAACGTATAGCACCAAACGGGATAAAGATTGATCGTGCAGGCAGGCTCGTTGTGCCTGTTAGTGATTCTTCTGGGGAAATACTGTCGTATCAAACCATCGATGCGGATGGAAACAAGCGGTTCTTGAAGGGTGGCAAGATCGAGGGTGGTTTCTATGAACTGCGTGGTAACAGAAAGGTGATCTTCATTGGTGAAGGGTTCGCAACTTGTGCGTCCATTCACCAAGCGACAGGGTTCACAACTTTGGTGGCGTTTGATTGTGGGAACTTGGCGAAGGTGGCCAAGAGTGCCAAGGAAATGTTCTTAGGGTCAAGGATTGTGATCTGTGCTGACAATGACCAGTTCACAGAGGGCAATGCTGGAGTGACCAAGGGAAGGGCGGCAGCGCAGCTGGTGTTTGGTGAGATTGTGTATCCTAATTTTGCGGAGTCTGATTTGTCTTCCAAACCAACAGACTTCAACGATCTTCATGTACTGCAAGGCATAGATGCGGTCAAGGAGCAGATCGAGAGAGTGGCGTTGCCTGCCATAGACAAACTAGCATTCGAGTTCACCAGAGCAGATAGTTTGGAACTCACAGAGATTAAGTGGGTGGTAGATGATTACATTGAGGCAGACTCCTTGGCACAGGTCTTTGGCGATCCTGGCGGTGGGAAGTCATTCGTGGCCATCGACTTAGCCTGTTGCGTTGCAACTGGCAAACCTTGGCATGGGCATGACGTTAAGCAGGGAAGTGTGTTCTACATCGCTGGTGAAGGGCACAACGGATTAGCCAGAAGACTGAAGGCATGGCAGATTGGTAACGGGACAAGTCTGGCTGGTGTCCCGTTGTACAAGTCCCATCGTGCAGCGCAGTTGTATGACGCAACAGAGGCGGCAGTTGTGGCGGAAGCGATTAAAGAGCTGTCGGCGGAGGCTAATTGCATACCAAGCATGATTGTGATTGACACCCTAGCCAGAAATCACGGCGGCGATGAGAACTCGACTCAGGATATGAATGCGTTCATCCAGCACTTAGATGTTTACCTCAGACAACCTTGGAAATGCTGTGTCATGGTGGTTCACCACAGCGGAGTGGCAGACAAGGATCGCTCCAGAGGGTCAACAGCCCTAAAGGGTGCATTGGATGCTGAGTACAAGTGCCAGTTGGATTCAGGCACCAAAACCATAGCTTTCGAGTCCAAGAAGATGAAGGATGCGGAAATGCCATCCCCTAAGAACTTCCAGATCACCCAAGTCGATCTACCCATCAATAACAAAAACGGGATGCCAGTCAAAGGTGCATACCTGACAGCGGTAGACATCAGCGGTCTGGTTAGCCAAGTGCAAAAGAAGACCTACCTATCGCCAAACCAAAAGCAAGTGATGGAATGCTTGGTGATGCTAGAGGTCAGTTTGTTTCAGAATCACCAGTTACGGCCAGTTGGATACGATGAGTGGAGAGACTCAGCCAAGGAGCATGGAGTTAAGAACAACAGATTCTGGGAAGTAGTAAAAAGTATGATATCCAAGGATATGGTGGTTGAGGTGGATGGTGGTTACAAGAGCAAAAATAGCCAGCCAAGTGAGGTGAAAGTTGATTGATTTGCATCCGAAACCATCCGAAGTGCATCCGATTCGGATGGTTCGGATAATAAGGATATCATCCGAATCATCATCCGAAGTCATCCGAAACCATCCGAAACCATCCGCCTTCCGTCCTGCCAATCATCCGAATCCTTCCTCCTTAGTCTATAGACTAAGGAAGGATCGGATGGCGGACGGATCGGATGATCAGGATCGGATACGGGATTTGGGGATTGGGCTGTTGTTTGGTGAAGAGGGTAAGAAATGATTGAAATAAGGATAGAAATGAAGATTGTCTCAACTGCGAACTTAAGACTACATTGGGCTGTTAAGGCTAGATTGGCGAAAAGTCAAAGGCAAAAGGCGTTTAACGCCTTGGCATCTGTGGCCGTTCCGCCGCCGTTACCCTTGACCTTGGTGCTAACGAGGATTGCGCCTCGCCAGTTAGATGGTGACAACTTGCAGTCGGCGTTTAAAGCAACCCGTGATGGTGTCGCTGATTGGCTTGGCGTTGATGATGGGCATAAGCAGCTGGATTGGCAGTACAGGCAAAGAAGCGGTGGTGCTAAGGTTTATGCTGTTGAGTTGGAGGTGATTTAGGATGCCTCGCCCACCAAGCAAACATACTGTCCAGTTCCGCAGGGTTCTAGGTGATGCGGAACGGACAATCCTTTTGGCCGCTGGTGATGGGAACATATCTAATGGCTTTGTCGCTGTAATGGAGTTTTACCGACATTTCTACGAATTCGGCTACAGACCTTGGATGCCCGTCCAATCCCTTGAGGTTAGTCTGGCTACAGACGAGTCAGATCAGAGGCTTGTAGCCCGTTTTAAGAAGAATAAGAGGCATATGTGCAGTCTGTCTGACCTCGATCCTTCTTAACGAATGTTTGCAATGACTATCGGTTTGTTAAAGTCAATAGTCAAAACCTAATTAGTTTCAGTCAATCGGATGTTTAAAGTCGATAGTCAAAACCTAAGGTATAGCCAAAATGCACCATCTGACTCTTTCATCTTTTTCTCTTGGCCAGCCAAATTCGACCGCCCGAATCCCCAGTTATCCACAGGCCAAATGGCCAGTTATCCACAATTGCTGTGGACTGTGCTGGAATACAACAGAATTCTATGTATAACCTGTGCATAACTACAAAATAACTTTACATAATGAATGTTGTATGAAGCAGATTAGCAAAACTGTAAGGGTTTACCCGTAGTTTTTGCGTTTTTCGATGGGGGGAGGGGGGTCGGCCTCGGGGAAAATTTTTACAGGTGCCCCCTCCCCTCACAAAAAGGTAAAAGGAGTAAAATTTTGTTATGAGTGAACTTGAATTGAAAAAAAAGGTTGGCCGTCCGAAGGGTGTGAAGAAGCTCACCATCCAGCGGTGGGCGGCAAACCCTAGCCTGTCGCTGCCGAAGACGGATCACCAGAGGATCAAGGAACTCAAGGAGTTGATGATCAACTCTGGTGGAAGGGATGTGGCGCAGAAGGTGATAGAGATTGCGCTGAATGATGACCACCCAGGCCAAATGGCCGCCTTGAAGATGTGTTTGGATCGGACGCTACCGATCACCTTGTTTGACAAGGAAGCCAAGCAAAGGAATGCGGTAACGATTAACATCACGGGCATTGGTGAGGTCAACCATGCCCATACGATTGAAGCTGAAGATGTGGAGGATAAAAATGGCTGATATGTTTGGTGATTTGCAGGGAATGGGGCTTACCCCACAGGAAATTAACAAAGTTGCCTACCATCGGCAAAACCTTGGAAACCCTTTTATAAACCAAGAGGGTAACCCAATGACCATCTATGCCACGGGGATTCAGATTCCTGAAGGCAAAGATAAGGGTAAGTTTGTGTCCGTCCCTGGCTATGTGGGTGGTCGCATTGTTACGGACGAAGATCAGTTATACGACATTTGGAAGAAAGATATCCAAAGTGGCAAATGGCCTGTGTACGAAACTGCTGAAAAACTAAACGCTAGGGATGCTTGGTTGCATCAGATCATGGATAAAGACATGGCTCAATACTTTGAGCAAGAACGCCTAAAGCAACCATATCAGCAATTTGAAAACCTTAACTACCAAGACCCATTCTTGACTATCAAATGAGTGATCTAAACTTCTCCCTTCTCCCTTGGCAACAGGATGTTTTTGCTGACAAGACGAGGTTTAAGGTTGTGGCGGCTGGCCGAAGGTGTGGCAAGTCTAGGTTGGCGGCAACGACATTGATTATTGAGGCGTTGAAGTGTCCGCAGGGTTCGGCGGTGCTGTATGTGAGTCCTACGATGGGGCAGTCTAGGCAGATTATTTGGGATTTGTTGTTGGATATTGGTCGAGAGGTGATCCAAGGTAGTCATGTAAACAACTTGGACATCACCATGATCAATGGTGCAAAGATTTATGTCCGAGGTGCAGACAGACCTGATACCTTACGTGGTGTGTCTCTGACTTACGCTGTACTGGATGAGGTGGCAGACATTAAGCCAGAGGCGTGGGAGCAAGTTATTAGGGCATCGCTCTCAGACCGCAAGGGTAGAGCGATGTTTATAGGCACTCCGAAGGGTAGGAATTGGTTCTATGACCTTTTCAAACTTGGCGAGATTGAGGAAGATTCTGATTGGAAGTCTTGGCACTTCACCACCCAAGACAATCCTTTGATTGACCCTACTGAGATTGAGTCAGCCAAGAAAACCCTGTCTACCTTTGCTTTCAAGCAAGAATATATGGCGAGTTTCACCAATGCTGGTAGCAATATCTTCAAGGAAGAATGGATCAAGTACGGCGAAGAGCCTGAATATGGCAGTTACTACATAGCCTGTGACTTGGCAGGCTTTGAGGAAGTTGCCAAGCAAGCAGCGAATTCCAAGAAAAGGTTGGATCAGACAGCTATTGCTGTTGTGAAGGTAACGGATGATGGGAAGTGGTTTGTAAAAGAGATAGTCTTTGGCCGTTGGGACATCCGTGAGACTGCGGCAACGATCCTATTGAAGATGCGGGAGTACCGACCGCTATCTGTAGGAATTGAGAAAGGTGCGCTAAAAAACGCAGTTTTGCCATATTTATCTGACTTAATGCGTAAAAATAATGTATATTCGCACATAGTTGACTTAACTCACGGCAACAGGAAAAAGGCTGACAGAATTATCTGGAGTCTCCAAGGGCGGTTTGAGCATGGGCGTATTGTGCTGAACTCTGAGGAGGATTGGGATGAATTTAAAGATCAACTTCTTTTATTTCCCGCCATTGGAGTGCATGATGATTTGCCAGATGCTTTGTCATATATAGATCAGATGGCTGTCACCTCTTACTTTGTAGATGACCAAGAAGATGAGTGGGAGCCTGTGGACATAATTAGTGGGGTTTAAATGGCAACAGACAAACTAGAGCAAAACGAATTTTATGAGCCAACTGAGGCTGATAAAGAGTTGACGGCTTTTGTGACAGACCATTGCAATCGTTGGCGTGAATACAGAGATACCAACTTTCTCCCACAATACCTAGAGTACGAGCGCATCTTCCGTGGTCAATGGGCTTCTGAAGACAAAACCCGTGAATCTGAGCGTTCACGCATCGTTACCCCTGCCACCCAACAAGCAGTAGAGACACGCCATGCTGAGATCATGGAAGCAATCTTTGGTCAAGGCGAGTTCTTTGACATTGAAGATGACATTAGAGACTACAACGGCAACCCCATAGATGTTGAGATAATTAAGGCTCAACTGATGGAAGACTTCAAGAAAGACAAAATCAGGAAGTCCATTGATCAAATTGAGTTGATGGCTGAAATCTATGGCACAGGCATAGGCGAGATTGTTGTCAAGACTGAGAAAGAATACGTCCCTGCCACCCAAGCCATTCCTAATATGCAAGGGCAAGCAGCTATCGGTGTCATGGAAAAAGACCGCATTGGCGTGAAGATCATGCCTATCAATCCCAAGAACTTCTTGTTTGACCCAAATGGCACATCCATTGATGACTGTATGGGAGTGGCTATCGAGAAGTACATCTCGATTCACAAGATTGTCCAAGGCATAGAGCGTGGTATCTATCGCAAGGTTGATATTGGTACTGCTGGCGAGGATACAGACTTAGAGCCTACCCAAGAGGTTAGCCAGTATCAGGACGAGAAGGTTCTTCTGCTGACTTACTATGGTTTAGTCCCAAGAGAGTACTTGAACAATCTCAAGGAAAACAAAGACATTGTTGAGTTGTTTCCTGAGAACTCTGTGGCTGAAGACTACTCAGACATGGTGGAAGCGATTGTTGTGATTGCCAATGATGGGCAGCTGCTCAAAGCAGAAGAAAACCCGTACATGATGAAGGATCGGCCTGTTCTAAGTTATCAGGATGACACAGTACCGAATCGCTTACTTGGCAGAGGCACAGTAGAGAAGGCGTTCAATATGCAAAAGGCTATTGATGCTCAGACCCGTAGCCACTTAGATTCCTTGGCATTGACCACCAGCCCCATGATTGCGATGGACGCAACCAGACTCCCAAGAGGGATGAAGTTTGAGGTAAAGCCAGGCAAAGCGATCCTCACCAATGGCGCACCTTCAGAGATTCTCTATCCCTTCAAGTTTGGTCAAAGCGACCCCAACAACTTGGCTACTGCCAAAGACTTTGAGCGTATGTTGTTGCAAGCAACTGGAACTCTTGATTCCCAAGGCATGATTAGCAATGTGGCTAGAGATGGTGGCCAAGGCGGTATGTCTATGGCTGTCGCTTCTATCATCAAGAAGTACAAACGCACTTTGGTGAACTTCCAAGAGGATTTCTTGATCCCGTTTATCCAAAAAGCGGCTTTCCGCTATATGCAGTTCGACCCAGAGCGTTATCCTTCTGTCGATATGAACTTCATTCCTACGGCTACGCTTGGAATTATTGCTAGAGAGTACGAGCAACAGCAGTTTATTGGGCTGTTGCAGACGCTTGGCCCGAACACCCCTGTCTTGCCAATCATCTTGAAAGGAATTTTGACCAATTCAAGCCTATCTAACAGGTATGAGTTGATACAGATGTTGGACAAGATGAGCCAACCTGACCCACAAGCACAAGAGATGGAGCAAGTTAAGCAACAATTAGCTTTGCAAGCAGCTCAAGCGCAGATTGCGGTCAACACTACACAGGCAGAACAGAATCGTGCAGAGGCTACCAAGTTGTCTGTTGAGGCTCAGTTGATGCCACAAGAGGTGCAAGCCAAAATGAGTGCATCTTTGACTAAGAATTTGCCAAGTGAGGCAGATGCTAACCAAAGAGAGTTTGATAAAAGGGTTAAGATTGCTGAATTGATGCTCAAAGAAGCAGACATCAAGAATAAGAGCAAAATTGTTGAGTTACAGATGGCCAATAAACAAGAAAACCTTGCAAAAGTCGAGAATGACTTTCTTGAAGAGTTATCTGGGAGCCTAAGAAGATGAGTGACATCATTCCAAACCTAGAAGACATGACGGATGCTGAGAAGAAGGCGGCACTTGACGCTATTCAGCTATCTATTGCCAAGTCAAAAGAGGTTCAAAAGCAACGCATTGGTGAGAACGTCAACCTAGTTATTGATGCTTTAAAGAAAATTGAAGCCGACATCCAATCTCGTTATGACTTAGTGGGAAACACACTAGAGAAGCGAGTTGCCTCCATTAAAGACGGAAAAGACGGAAAAGATGGAAGGGATGGCAAGAATGGAAAAGATGGACGTGATGGAAAGCAAGGCGTTCAAGGAGTTAAAGGCGAAAATGGTCGAGATGGACGTGATGGAGTGGACGGGGTTGATGGTATTGGTGTCTCCTTTGCTCGTATCGATTTTGATGGTAGCCTTGTCATTGGCTTGTCTAGTGGTGTTGAACTCAATGTTGGTGAAGTTGTTGCTCCTGATCTTGCGGAACGCATCAAAGTCATTACTAATGGTGGCGGCACTTCTCAGTCTGTCCTTGATACTCTAGCCTCCCTACAAACACAGATAACAAACCTGATTCCTAGTCAAACAGGAAATGCAGGCAAGTTCCTAACTACCAATGGAACATCAACTTCTTGGGCATCTGTTGCTGGTGGTCTAAGTTACCAAGGCACTTGGAACGCATCTACTAATACACCTACATTGGCGAGTGGAGTGGGTGTAAATGGCTATTACTACATAGTTGCAACGGCTGGTTCTACTAACCTTGACGGCATAACTGATTGGCAAATTGGCGATTGGTTACTGTTTAATGGGACTAATTGGCAAAAGATTGACCAGAGCAACCTAGTTACTTCTGTTAACGGACAAACTGGTGCGGTATCGGTTGGAACTGTGACAAGTGTGGCAGCTACGGCTGGCACAGGCATCAGCATTACAGGTAGCCCAATCACATCAAGTGGCACTCTGACCATTACAAACTCTGCTCCTGATCAGACTGTTTCGTTGACTGCAAGCACAGGCATCTCAACGAGTGGCACATACCCCAACTTCACGATTACCAATAGCGCACCAGATCAGACTGTGAGCCTGACTGCTAGTACTGGTATCAGCACATCAGGAACTTATCCTAACTTCACTATCACCAACTCTGCGCCTGACCAAACAGTTGCGTTGACTGCTGGCACAGGAATTAGTACAAGTGGCACTTATCCTAACTTTACGATCACTAACTCTGCACCAGATCAGACTGTTGCATTGACGGGAGCAGGGACAACTAGCATTACGGGAACATATCCCAACTTTACAGTTACTTCCAATGATGCGTATACGGGAACTGTTACATCTGTAACTGCTGGCACAGGCTTAACTGGTGGCACGATCACAACGAGTGGAACTGTTGCATTGGCAACAAGTGGAGTGACTGCGGGTAGTTACACAGCAACCAACATTACTGTGGATACCTATGGGCGCATTACTTCTGCGGCAAATGGTACGGCTGGCGCAAGCATTAGCAACGATACAACTACATCGACTAACCTATATCCATTGTTTGCGGCAGCTACCTCTGGTACTCCCTCAACAGTTTATACAAGTAATGCAAAGTATTTGTATAAACCAAGTACGGGTGAGTTAAAGGTAGATGTGCCTGTTGCTGGCAACGGCATCATGGTGAACTCAACAACAGTAAGCACAAGTTACACGATAGCATCTGGCACAAACGGATTCTCTGTTGGGGCAATCACAATTGCAAGTGGTCAAGCGGTAACTGTTGCCTCAGGCCAGCGTTGGCTAATACTTTAAGGAACAAGAATGGCTTATGGCGTTGTAAATGCAGACTTGATGACCACTTCAGACGGAGTAAGTTCGTCTGGTTTGTATGGGTTTAAAAATAGAATTCTGAACGGCCAGATGGTGATAGACCAGCGTAATGCGGGGGCTAGTGTTACTCCTACAGATGGACAATACACTTTAGACAGATGGAAAGGTTTTGCTTCCCAAACATCTAAATACACAGTTCAACAAAATGCTGGCTCAGTTACCCCGCCAGTAGGTTTTACAAATTATTTAGGCGTAACTTCATCTTCTGCTTATTCGGTTGGAACTAACGACTATTTTGCTATAGTGCAATTGATTGAAGGTTACAACACAGCAGACTTAAACTGGGGAACTGCAAACGCACAAACAATCACAATATCATTTTGGGTGCGTAGTTCGTTAACAGGCACATTCGGTGGTGCTCTGAATAATAGCGGTTCAGCAAGAAATTATCCTTTCACTTACACAATTAGTTCTGCTAATACATGGGAACAAAAATCAATCACTATTACTGGCGATACTTCAGGAACTTGGCTTACTACTAATGGCGTTGGCATACAAGTAAATATTGGATTGGGTGTAGGAACAACATATAGTGGAACTGCGGGGGCTTGGGCGGCTGGAAATAAAGTTTCTGCGACAGGCGCAGTTTCAGTCGTAGGAACATCAGGTGCAACCTTCTATCTGACGGGGGTAATGCTAGAAAAAGGCTCAACAGCAACAAGTTTTGATTACCGACCTTATTCTGCGGAACTTGCTATGTGCCAGAGGTACTATTACAGAATAAAAGCAGTTGATGGGTCAACACTATTTGGTAGTTCTTTTAATTACGGCACTACAAGTGCAATTGGATATATCAAATTTCCCGTAGATATGAGAACCAATCCAACTGCATTAGAACAAAGTGGAACTGCTACTGATTATCGTGTTTTTTACTCTACAGCCTCTACGAATTGTAGTAGCGTCCCTACATTTGATTCTGGTACAGTATTTGGAGCATCCGCAACTTTTACTGTTGCATCGGGTTTAACAGGTGGGCAGGGGAGTATGTTAAGGGCTAATACTTCCTCTGCATATCTTGGATGGAGTGCTGAATTATGATTTACAAATTACTTCAAAAAACTACTGGTGGTGTGCAAATACTTGCCCGTATTGACGATGACAATGTTTGCCGTGTGACTTGCACAGAACATGATGAGCAATATTTAGCATGGGTGGCTGAAGGCAATCAGCCAGAACCAGCAGAGGAACAATAATGGCTACTAGCGTTTATTGGATTCACCACCCTGACCATACTGATATGTTCAGTCAGGGATACATTGGTGTGTCTAATGATACAGAAAGACGCTTTACAGAGCATTTACGCAAAAAACAAAATAGACATCTTAACTTTGCAATTAAGAAGCATGGCTGGGACAACTTAGTGAAGAAAACTATATTGATAGCCGATGAGTCTTACTGCCTTGACATTGAAGCAAAACTACGTCCAAGCGAAGCAATTGGTTGGAATATTATTTGTGGAGGTGGTAAACCGCCAGCACGATATGGCAACAAAGACCGACTCGGTATACCTGGCGTGTGGAAGGGGAAGAATCTTTCAGAAGAACATTGCAAGAAACTCAGCGAGTCCCACCTTGGAAAGTCCCCATCAAACAAAGGACAAGTTGGAATGCAAGTTGCATGGAACAAGGGAAAGAAATGGTCGGAAGAGACTAAAAAAAAGATGAGCGAATCAAGGCGTGGCATCTTGCATTCTGATGAAACAAAAGCCAAGATGTCTGCCGACAGGATGGGTAAGTGTCCGTACACTATGAACGATGAAGTAAAAGAAAAAATAAGAAAAACTTTGCTTGCTTATAACGTAAAACGAAAAGCAGAAAAACTAATGCAAATTGAAGGAAAACAATAATGCCTAACGTGATAAATGCCACGTCCACAGGAAATGGCGGGTTGATAACGCAGGGTGACGATTCGGGCATCCTAAACATACAGACAAACGAGACTACTGCGATTACTGTTGATGCTAGTCAGCAAGTTGGCATAGGTGGAACGCCTGTAAAAACACTATCTATTTTGCCTACTTCTATTCGCAGAATGGACTTTTATGTCCGTGACCCAGGGGTTGATGATTCTTTAGTTATTCGTAGTCAACACGCTACCAATAATAATATTAGGGACATGATTTTAGAAGGAAATAATGTAAAAGTTTTTACAGGTGCAGACTCAGGAAGTTCTGGTTCAGAGCGTATGCGTATTGACTCCAGCGGTAATGTAATGGTGGGGAGTACATCACGAGTTAACGATTCAATATTAAGCGCAACACAATCTGCAAACACTGGTGGCTTAGGTGTTCTCGCATCAAATGCTAGTTATTCCGCAACAGTAATTTGCGGTTCTACATCAAGAGCATCAAGTTCTAATTTTGACTTTCTTGGAATGTACACTAATGGAACTTCGACTGCACAGTTCCGTGTAGGCGGAAATGGTGTAATTTATGCCCAAAATACATCCGTTCAATCAATTTCAGACCAAAGGCTAAAAGAAAATATCCGTGATTCATCGGATGGATTGGCTGTAGTTAATGCTTTGCGCCCTGTTCGTTACGACTGGAAAAAAGGGTATGGAAATGACCAAAAAAATCAACTTGGTTTTATTGCTCAAGAAATAGAAACTGTATTTCCAGAATCCGTTAGTGAATGGCAAATTAACAAAGATGAAGAAACAACTTACAAAACTGTTGGCCCATCCGCCTTAATTCCAGTTCTTGTCAAAGCAATCCAAGAACTCAAGGCTATAAACGACACACAAGCCGAAACAATCAACGCACTAACCGCCCGAATTGTGGCACTCGAAGGGCAGTAATATGGCACTCGTCTTAGATGGAAGTTTGGGAGTCACATTCCCAGTAACAGCGGGTAGTGCTTCTGCGGTGCAAGCATCTTCTGGTAGGGTGTTGCAAGTGGTGCAAGCAACCTATGCAACACAAGTTGACACAACAAGCACAAGTTATGTAACGACAGGGTTAACTGCAACCATAACGCCATCTAGTTCAACAAGCAAAGTTTTCATAATTGTTAGCAATGTAATTCGAGCAAATAGTTTGGGCGATTGTAATTGGACTGTATTTAGAGGTACTGTATCAGGAACAAATTTAGCGAGTTCAGGATATTTTGTTTATGGAACAGCAACGGCTGGTTCTAGTACTGTTGTTACTGGAATTAGTATTAATTATTTAGATTCCCCCGCAACAACCTCTGCAACAACTTACACATTAGGGTTTAAAAGTTCAGGAGTTTCAGTAACTAGTCAACACGGCAGTACAACCGCAACAATGACACTTATGGAGATAGCCGCATGAACAAACATGAAGCAATTCGTGCAGTCAATTCTTCTGTCGTTACTATCCGTGGTGACGATGCTTTTGATGCTGATGGCAACCCCGTTACCTATGACGAAACAGCAGTTCAAGCCTACATTGATGCTCATGCCTACATAGCCAAACGCCAAGCGGAATATCCCCCGTTTACTGATTATTTGGATGGCATAGCCAAAGGTGACCAAGCACAGATTGACAAATACATAGCCGACTGCCAAGCGGTTAAGGAAAAGTATCCGAAATGACCCCAGAGCTGCAAAAGTACTACGAAAATCGGTTCTCTACGATGGGAACTGATGGGTGGCTTGACTTAATGGAAGATATTGACAACATGATTGCATCATTGAACAATATCAGTACAATCCCTGACGAAGCGACTTTGCACTTTAAAAAGGGCGAGTTGTCAATTCTGACATGGCTGAGAACCTTGAAAGAGGTCAGCGAAAGAGCATACGAGGAATTGAATGAGAAGAATATTTGAATTTGCCTGTGAAAACGGGCATAAAACCGAAAGATTCTGTGATTATGAGACACAGA